TCAATCTTCCACTACTCAGGCATATGATTATCAATACCATTCGTTCTTATCGTACTCGTTTTGGCAATGAGTTTGGTGAAATTGTTATTGCTTGTGACAACAGGCACTATTGGAGACGTAAGGTATTTCCACAGTATAAGGCACATCGAAAGAAAGCTCGCGAGGCATCTGACTTTGATTGGGGTGCTATATTTGATGCACTGTCTATTATACGAGATGAGTTAGCAGAACACTTCCCATATCCTGTCATAGATATAGAGGGTGCTGAGGCTGATGATGTTATCGGTACACTCGCTGAATACAGTCAGACGGCAGGAGAAGGTGACCAGTTGTTTGGTGATCCTACTCCTGTACCTTATCTTATTATCAGTGGTGACCATGACTTTAATCAGTTGCAGAAGTGGAGCAATGTTAAACAGTATGCCCCAGCATTTAAGAAGTGGATCAAACTGAAAGAGCCTGTTGAAAAGGTACTGATGGAACATATTATTACAGGCGATAAGGGTGACGGCATTCCTAATATGTTGTCCCCTGATGATTGTTTTGTAGAAGGCAAGCGTCAAAAGCCTATACGTAAGAACTTACTAGCAGAGTGGAAATCTAAGCCACCTGAGGAATGGGTTACGGCTGATATGTCACACGGATACAATCGTAATCGTATGCTTGTTGATTTGTCACAAACTCCTCAGGATATTAAAGATGCTATTATAAATAGTTACGAATTACAGCAGGGTGGCGATAGAAGTCAGTTGCTAAATTATTTTATAAAAAACAAAATGAAAAACATGATGGATGTGTTGGGAGATTTTTAATGAGACATAGACAAGTAGACGAAGGCTTTGACTGGGTATTCAAAGCAGAAGGAGTAGACGCTCAGATTACTAGGCTAAAAGAGTGGGCCAAAATGAGTCAAGCAGTTGTTCCTATTGTACGCATAGGTGTAGGCGCTGAGAAACCTGATTGGAATCTACCTGAGGGTATGCCCACAGAAGGAATTAAAATAGATGAAGATATTCCTGAGGGTATGGGTGAAACTACACTACAGCTTGAATGGCGCAGGATAAAGGCTTTTATCACTCCTGGTAGTAATATGAATAATTTACATCCTGTCAAGCGTGAGCAACAGTGGATAAACATACTTGAAGGTATGCAACACAAAGAAGCAAAACTACTAACAGCAGTTAAAGACGGTACACTTTTAGAGATGTATCCTCAGTTAGAAGCATTGTTAGAGCCTATTGGTATTACTGAATATAACAAACCAACTAAGGCAAAACCTAAGAGAAAGGCGAGGGCAAAGAAAAGTGTTAAGAAAGCTAGTTGACTGGTGGAACGGCCTCTGGAGAGAGGAGTACCAGATAACAATATACTATCCAGGGGAAAAAGCTACATTAGCAGATGGTTCAACCGTAGAAAAGGCTCCGGCTGAACGTACATTCACTGCTAAAAAGATTCTTAAAAAGAATCCTAAGCATTTTCTTTGGATTGATCTGGATGACAGGCAACACGAATTAAAATTCTTAAACCCTGTAGTGTTTCACATAATCAAAATTCATTAGGTTTATACGGATCAAATATTTTACCTAACTGCCAGCCTTCAGGCACAGGATCATTCTCAGGTATAGCAGTAAGTTTACCACCAGGGGCACATATGTATTTGTATTTGCCCCTGGCTAGTCTTTTAGCTGACATTTTTAATTTAGTAGTATAGGAATGTTTCCTTCCCCACATATTATTATCAGTGCCTCTAGCTTGTCCTGTTCTACTCTTTTTTATCTTGAGGCGGTGTGATTCTTTTAAGCCATTCTTGTGTCCGTGATTAGCTTTTACTTTTTCACTTATTTTACGTCTTGTTTCTGCTGAGTGTTTACTACGCTTACGTGCTTTGTCAACAGCAAACACAATGCCTTCCTTTTCAGCATACTCACGCAACACCTCAACAGCAGTAGCACGCCTGATAAGCTCTCTTGGTTTAGGTAGCTTATCTACGTCTTTCGCTTCTACTAGACAATAGCCATCTCTGGTGTTGAATATAAAATAGGATTTCATTAGTAATAAAAGTTAGATACGAAGTCTGTTGGAAACATTCTAGCATTTTGTTTGTTTCTAATATATAATTCAACCTTTCTATACTTCTTGGTACCGAATGATATTCTTATCATTCTGGAATAACCTCTAATGCCGCCATAATCTATTTGTACAGGAGTGTTTATAGCTCCAGCATCTCTAGCATATGCCTCTGTAACATTGAAATGTTTAATGAACCCTCCTCGTTTGTCAAACAGATGTACCATGTGAAAGCCATATCCTACAGCACTTCTCAATAGCTCTTGTATCATTCTTTTATTGACTTTGGCATCTTTTATGGATGCTATAGGTTTCATGGGAGGCCTTCCTCTAGGAGTTAGTGTTCTCTGTACTAATAGTGGATCAAGTCCCAGGTGGCTCATAAACTGTTTAGCTGTTGCACTAAATTTGAAATCTTTTGTATCTCTTTCATTTAAAACATTTGCCAAACCAGCGTTAAAGTAAGCTACAGTCTCACCTCTTTTTAAACTAAGATATACTACTTTATCGACAGAGGTTCTCTTGTATGATTTTACGGTTACATCTGTAACGGTGGATCCTATATTAAATACTCTACTATTACCCACATAAAATGTACCAGCACCTACTTGTAATGGTCTTTTCTTATTCATAGCTCCTTCAGGTATAACTTCAATCCTTGAGGCGTTAGTCAGCTTGTATTCTTTTACTAGCTCTCTTATAAAAGTCTCATTCACCTTCTTTAAAATAGGCTCGCCTTGTTTCCACTTGATAAAATCAGCTACAATATCAGCCTCAAAGCCTATGCCTCTGTTATTTGAACCTTTGTTTCCTCTAGACCCATCACCAAACTTAAAAACTAGGCCAGTAGTATCGACTCCTAACTTGCTAAATGCTTTTTTGAATTCTGCTTGCTGCAAAGTAGTGCTGGTTAATACCTCCTGTGCAGCAATACCCATCAAGGATCTTCTAATAGCAATCTCTTTCTTTGCACTTACAGGGTCTATGGCAATAGGTTGTTTTTCAGGATCCAACTTACACAATGCTTCAAACAAAGAGACTATATTATCTATTTTATCTTTGTATTTGTTCTTGGCTGAATTACTACCCATTATGTCCTGTGCCTTTTTCGGTATCAGGTCGTAGGCCATTCGTATACTCCTAGATTGTTGATTTTATTACTATTTATAAGTTATTGATATCCTTGTGCTTATAATGCTTGACATTTGGCCAAAAGTGTGTATAATGGTACACTCAAATGAGGAGAAACTTATGTTTAAAATGTCAATTAATGAACGTATTACACGTTACCTTGAAAACTATAATGAAAACAATGAGTTACAGTATATTCCTGTACATCCTGATGATTATGAAATCCTCTTACGAAACAATGAGTTACAAAACTATTCACTTCCTATAGTGAAATTAGGAGAAATCTACTAAGTGCTTGAAAGTTAAGTGCTTTTAGTGCTTGACTTTTCCATAAAAGGCTGTATAATAAGCACTGTAAATTAAATTAATAGAGGAATAATATTATGTGGAATCAATTCACTGCTCAAGCTACTACATCCGTTATCGGTTCTAAACTCTCAAATTGGGAGATGGCTAACGGCATGGACCGTCACGATATGGTAGCTGACCGTATAGGCGGCGACTATACAGTTACCCGAGAAGTTACTACCTTTAAGTCTACTACATTAGGTGCTATCCTGTCAAGCGATAAGTTTATCAAATTTGACTTGCTTGCCCGTAATGTGGTTGAGGAAGGTTACAACATGGCCACAAAGGTCAAAGTCGGTAACAACGGCAAAGTCCAGGAGATTCGTACTCCTGACAACAAACAATTCCGACAAGTCGGTACCTCTTATTATGGAGATATTAGCGAGTGATCCTAATATCCCTCAGAGGAGGCACTAAGACTCAGCGTGATCTTACGGAGGATGCTGCTCGATATATTATCAAGCAGCTACTCCCACGTAAGCGATCTCTCTTTTTGGATATCCACATACACAATATCCTAAAAGAGGATGCAGTCGGTTACTGTATGAAAGTAGACCGAAATGAATTTGAACTGGAACTTCACAACCGAGGTTCAATGTATGAATACATATCTACACTAGCCCATGAACTAGTACACCTCAAGCAATACTGTAACCGTGAGTTGATATTCAAGCACATGAAGCAATATTGGATGGGTGTAGATATGACAGATGTTCCATATGAGAAGCAACCGTGGGAGAAAGAGGCCAGAAAGCTACAAGATAAATTAGCAAAAGATTATATCGAAAGCGAAACTGATTACACGGTTATAGAGTGTGAAGAACTCTCACCTAGAACATTGAAGACAATGGACTGGCAACAGGAGTTTAACATAATAGACAGGTATTGCCCAGATGAATAGAAGCAGACAAAGACAAGAATATTTAAATTATGTAAGGAATAGTTATGAAAAAAGAGAAGATTATATTAACAGACTGCGACGGGGCGATCCTGGATTGGGAGTGGGCATTCCACAGTTGGATGCAACATCACGGCCACAAGGTCAAGGAAGAGGGACACTACAAAGTCTCAAAGATGTATGGAATCGACTGGTCAGTAGGAAAGACTCTGGTCAGGACGTTTAACGAGTCAGCAGCGATAGGGTTCCTCCCTCCGTTACGAGACGCTCAGTATTTTATTAAAAAGCTACATGAGCAACACCAATACAAGTTTATTTGTATTACTAGCTTGAGTTTAGACCCTCACGCACAGAAGCTGCGTGAACGTAATCTGGCAAAGATATTTGGTCCGAATACATTTACCGAGTGTGTGTTCTTAGACTGTGGTGCTGATAAGGATGAGGTACTAGCAGACTACGGAGCACGCTACCCAGGTCATATTTGGGTTGAAGACAAACCAGCAAACGCTGATGTAGGTGCAGCGTGTGGCTTCGATAGTATACTCATGGAGCATGGTCACAATATGGATTACAGTGGTCCTGCTAAAATTATGAAGAACTGGGAGGCAATCTACAATTATGTCATATCCAACTGAATGCCCTAACTGTAAAACAAGTCTAGTAGGTGATCTAGTCTGGGAGCATTTCTTTCGTATTGAAAAGGATGAGGCGAAAGCAGATGAACTTGCTGAGGCGTATGGGGCTAACAGAGAACAAGGACACTTTAGTAACGCTATAGCTATCTATGACAGAGGCAAAGATAGAACAGTAGCGTGGATGTGTCCTGCTTGTGAACATAGGTGGAACAGAGAATGAATATAGAATATTTTGATTATGTATCTCAAGCCATACTTACTTGCTGTGGTATAGGTTCTCTTTACTTTATGGCCTCAACCGATGCACGTAAGCGCTTGCTTGCTGGTTGTATTGGCTTGTTCGGTGAACCCTTTTGGTTTGCCACAGCATATATCAATGAACAATATGGTGTAATGTTATTGGTATTTGTCTATGGTGCTGGTTGGTTGAGAGTCGTGTGGACTAACTATTGTGAGGTATATGGAGATCCTTTCGATATTAATCTAGGCATATAAATATATGATATTGTGCATTTGCAACAATGTCCGTTCAGGTGATTATGATAGGTACCATTTAATTGGTACAAACTGTGGGAGATGTAAAATGATAGAAGTGAATGGCAAAATGATAGACAATGATGTACACCGTTTTTTGAAAAACCTTCTCGATCCCGAGATGTTTGGTCATGCAGTCACGGCAGAAGTGCGTGATGAGGCTAGAAAGCTACTTGGAATGGAACCCGTAGAAACGCCTAAATTAGGCTGGAATATTAACGAAGGAGTATAACCTTGGATCCTATCTATTATCTTATCACGTTTATCTGTGTTGCAGGAGGTTGCTACACAGGTTTTATGTTAGGCAGACGTAACGGCATTGAGCAATTCTTGTCCTATCTGGAATCACACAAGAACAAAGAAGGCCTGGTTAAGTTAAAATTTGTAAAAGATGATAGCATAGAGTTTATCCAGTAATGAAGTTATCAGATAGGTTCTTAAAGAGAAGAGGTTTAGATCATTTAGACGAGTTTTATGAGGCTCTTTGTTCTTCCACTTTTAACTTGCATCCTAAGACATCTTATCCCAGGAAAAAGAACTGGTGGCCAGGCGATCTTGAAGAAGCTTATAAACTGACAAGCGACTATCACAGACAACACTGGGATCCTTTATTAGCTGAAAGACCTATAGAGTATTCTGTCAATAAGTACGGAATGCGAATGGAAGGTGAGCCATTTGAGTGTCCAGATTCAATTCTTTTTTTAGGTTGCTCTTTTACTTTTGGTTTAGGCAGATATAAGGAAGAGAGTTGGCCTGAAATTGCAATGAAAGAAACAGGTATGCAAGGGTTTAATATATCATGTCCCTCTGCCTCTTTAGATACCTGCTATAGACTATTGAATCAATGGTTGCCTGTAACCAAAAGCAAAACGGTTATGGTGTTGATACCTCCAGGCACACGATATGAGATGTGTCACAAAAAAGACGTTGATTATTATGGTGAGCATGAGGCTTGTTTTTCTTCCTATGGTGCTTGGACATTAAGCGCATATGTAAGGGAAGGAGAGAGAAAGCTAGAGGTAGCAAAATTCTTAAGCATGGCGTTGTTCCAGGAAATCTATCAAAAGGTTAATATGGAGAAAAACCTAGCAGCAATGGCTCATGTTTGCCAAGAGAATGGAGCAAGGTTGATTGTAAAAGATCATTTGTGCATTGATCAGCAAGACTATCAGCACTTACATAATAGAAAGGAAATAGAATATAAAAAAGCACATTTTACAGCAACAGAAGAAGAGCTAGAATGGCTAAGATATAATTGGGAGTACAGCGCAAGAGACGGTTACCATCCTACTCGAGGTTGGCAGGAGATGTGTGCAAAAGTTTTTAT